ATTGAAATGTTTTGTGTACCAGCAAATGTTGCACCACTAGGTATAGTTATAGTATCACCACTATCTCCTAGCTGTACACCAGTTCCTGACCTTGGACTTATTTTATTTACTTTTATTTCACTCATATTACTCTGCCGTTGCCGGTACGTTATTTGATCCTACTAAAGGCTGTGCTGCAAATGCCATAAACATATAACTTTCCGAAGCGTTTTGATAATTTCCATTGTGTCTAATTTTAAATCCATTAGATAAGAAATCCATTGTGTAGCTAGAAGCATCGTACTCCGCATCGGATGCGTTTGCATATAACCATTTATCGTTTGGATTTGGCCCACCTACTGATGATCTTTTATTATCCTGCATCGTCCAAAAACGGCTATTATTACTATATCCTTTAATCATGACCCAAGCAGGTTTAAAGCCAGTGTAAATAAATGGGCCATTACCATTATTGTTATTACCTGAATAAATTCCAAATTTTGAAAAACCTTTTACTTCTGCAAAACAATAAGCAATATATGTTTGTCCACTTTGATTTATATCTGTGTCAGTCCCCAAATTTATTAAGCTAGCAGTTGGTTTGGCAGTATAAAAAGCTTGTCCACTTGCTGAACCTTGAATATCTTGATCAAGATACATGTAACCTGTATCTCCTGTTCGTGCTACATTAGATACAAACCAAGGTCCCGTAGAACTTGTTTCTTTGTGTATACAAAAAGTAGGAGCAACACCCAATCCATGTCCAAAAGTTGCATTACTTCCTGTGCCTGTATATTTAGATATTGAAAATTTTGCTGTGGAATTTACAGAAGTGTATGTCGTATTAATTGTTCCATCTGTATTTGATGAACCTTGTGAGTTTCCTGCTTTCCAGTTCCAAGACACATATGTTGTACTATTGGCATTTGTTGCAGCATTACTTCCTAAAGTAAAACCATCTGTTCCAAAAGCTGTTAAACCATCAGCTTCTGTTGCTTCCGCAGCAGTAGTATTAGATTGTATTCTTTTAGTTACACCTCTAACAACATCATATAATCTATGACTTGAAGTATCATTTCTATCTTTTAACCATACCCAGTCTGGTTGAAATCCAACTCCTGTAATAGATTGTGTAGAACCATTACCAGTATAAAGTTTAGTATTAAAATGTAAATTTGGTTTATCTATCTGTGCCATTAACTATACTCCGTTGCATTTAATGATTTAGTACAAAGTGCTCGATAGCCCGCTGGGACATCGTATTCAAAAATACCTTCTCCATCATCTGGACTTTGTGCTGATGTTACAGCAGTCGTACCAAAAAATCCATTACCAAAATTAAAAGAAGATTTTGCATCTGAAGTATAACTTGCGCAAAAGAATACACAGTCAACACAAGTTGTCGGTATTGTTATTGCACCAGTTTTACTCGCACCAGATGTAGGCACTCCTGTAACACTACTTATTTGATAATACGTTCCATTTAAATGCACATATAATGCCTTATTATCCATATCTACTGCAAGACCAAGTATGTCTCCATTACTGAAATTACCTATATTAGAAGTAACCGCACTTCCTGCTGATCTAAGATTTGATTGTCCAGATCTATGGTCAAAGGTTACCCCTGCCGATTTTGAAGAAACATTACCTATACTATCGTTTGCAGTAGTGTCTTCTGTTGCATCTGTTATTCCAAAACCACCATATCCATTAGAAGATTGTACGGTATCTATTTTTACTTCAACATAATATTTTCCTTTAGAAAATGTTAGTGTTGAAAGTAAATTACCCCAAGCAGTTGTTGATGTATTAAATGTTGTAGCCACATTTGCTATAGTTCTACTAGTAGTTCCAATATTAACTAATGGATTTAATGTAGAAAAAACATTACTAGGCGTGTCTTTAGTTTGTATTATTGATCCAGTTGTTGTTAAATTATTCGATTGACCTGAAGAATCTAATCCCATGTTTGCTGAGTTATCAAATTTTAAAAAGAAACCATTTGTACCATAAGTAACTGATGGTGCAGTGTTAGGCTTCCAAATTCCTGTTGTTGAATCAAATGAACCAAAATCAGTGTATGCAGCTGCTACACCATCAAGAAATACAACGTGACTCATACAACCGTCAAAAAAATCACTGCCATCACCTTTTTCTCCAATACGAAAACCATTTGTTGTTGCTTCATTAAAATAATAATCACCATTTTGAGTTATTTGAGTTTCTTGAGAAAAACTTGTTTCTCTGACACCATTTACATATAACTTAGTTCTATCTGCTGCCGTTGCTAATGTGCTATCTCCAATTAAAACGATATGATACCATGCTGAAGTGTCTCTAAATTTTCTGTTAGTTTCTATTTGTGCATTATTACTATTTGAATATTTACTTTGAAATATCAAATTATCTGCACCACCAAATTGAATTAATGCTCTATTACTATCACTGGTATAATTAACCGCTAAATATTTTGCGTCAGTAGACGATCTTTTAAACCACATTGATAAAGTAAATTTAGTTTTAGTACTTCCTGCTGTTCTTGATCTTTTTAACGATGCACTAGCCATTAACAGAATCCTCCTGCATTACCTATACCAACTTCTACAGTAATTGACAATGCTTGATCGGTAGTTTGACCTTGAGCGTCTGTTGCTCTAACTGTAAAACTAAACGTAGTCTGATTAGCAGGAGTTGGTAAAGTTCCTGATATTACAGCTCTATATGTACTGCCAGCTGGATTTGTTGTTGATCCAATAGTTATTCCTGCAGGTAAAGCTCCAGAAACAACTGAAGTGCTTATAGTTACAGCACTATCTCCAGTTACATCTATGTTTTGTGAGTAAGATTCTCCCGAACCTCCATTAGGTAAACTCGTTGTTGTAAACACAGGACCATCAGATACTGTTAAATCTGTTGAACTTCTAGCTGCATTACCATCTGGGTTTGTAACTAAAATTCTAACGTTTTGTCCGTTTGTTAAACCAGCTGTGCCAGTTGTAAAACTTATCGTTGTTGCACTTGTAAATGTAACTGATGTTGCAGATTGAAAAGCACCGTTTGCTCTTTGTAATTCTACTTTTGGTATTGATGCAAAATTTTGTCCTGTGATAGTTATTGTGCCACCTACGTCTGCATCAATAACTGTTGGTGTAAAACTAGATATAACCGGTTGTGTTTCAGTTGGTATCGTAGCTGAACCACCTAAGTTTACAGCGACACCGTTAATTGTAATTGATTCATTTGCTAAGGCAGAGTTTGGTATAACATCATTTTGAAATACTAAACTATCACCAGCTTCACCAATCGTTAGATTAGTTCCTGATTGTGGTATTACTTTATCTACTTCTATTTTACTCATTAAATAATTACCAAATTACCTGTTACTGTTACAGTTCCTGATACAGTTACTGGTCCTGCTAAAACTCCTGAATCCATTGTTTGTGTATCAGAAATTGTTGAAGCGTGTGTTGTTACATAAGTTGTTGCTGTCATACTTGCAGACGGAGCTCGTTTTGCAGGGTAAGTACAAAATACAGTTTTAGTTCCTGCTGTAAAATCCACTTTGTTATCTGAATTTGAAGAGGAGATAACGGTATCTCTAGAAAGTGTATCAGGTGTTGCATCTGTTACAGTTCCAATACCGACCTCAAACTCAGAAGTTCCATCATGTGAAATACAGTAGAATGTACTATTTGTAGTTCCAATACCAGCAACAAAAGTTTCAAAACCTGTTTCAGCTGTAGCTGATAAGTTTATTGTTCCTGTTCCAGTAGACGTACTTGTCTGTTTAACTCTGTCGTTAAGTACAAAAGCCATTTAATTAATCCTTTACTATTACGCGTCGCCTAGTCTAATAATAGCACTTGATGCATCAGCAGTAGGAAACTGAATAATAAAGTCTCCGTTTGTTGCTGTTTTATTGCCACCAAAGTCTAATACCAAAACTAATTCGTTTCCGCCTCCAGTTGATTTATATATAGCAGCTCCTGCAGCAGTTAACGTTACAGAAGGAAAAGTTAAATCTTGAAAATCAACATATGCAGTTGTTGTTCCTGCAACTCCGTTATTTGTTAGATTGTTTCCACCTGCTGTGTAAGCTGTTCCTGTAGAACTTACTTCACCGTTTCCTGTTCCTGCTAAGTAGACCGTAGAGGCCGTACTGTAAGAACTGATACTAGTATATAAAGCACACTTGAAAGTATTTCCTCCGTTACCTGATGTGTCAAAATTAAATACACCTTTTAACAAACCAGATTTAAAAGAATTAGGTACTATATTTGCCATATTTTATTCTCCTTATTTATGGTGATGGTGATTTTAAAGGTGTACGAATTGCACCATCTTGCCATTCGTCCCGGCGTCTTCTACCTTGTTGTTCGATAGAGTACGAAGCTAAAGCCCTTTGATATGACTGCTCGTAGTATTGTAACATATCTGCTGGACCTTTCAAGTATCCATATGCTTCTACTAGAGTTCCATACAAAAGTAAATCTTGATATTTATTACTCAAATAAGTTGTTGTTGAATTTGATGTCGTAATACTGGCTGGCTGCTTGATATATGCTAGTGTTATTTCATACGTAGCATTTGGTGTTGGGGCCACTACCCAAAAATTAGCATCCCAGTTTGCATAGTATTTTGGAATTCCAGATGCAGTTGCTGGTTTATCATAAAATTCTGCCATGTAAGAAGTATCTTTTTTCTCTAAAAATGTTTGAACATTTGGTGTTACATTTGTATTTTTTAATTGAACATATCTGATTGCTCTTAAATCAGATGGTATTGTTACATATCTATTTCCAACAGCTAAGTTTGATGTAGCATAAAATCTATTGTCATCAGAATCTGCATCTCTATAAATTCTATTCTCTGCATTTTTTGCCATAGTGGTTAATATTGCATCAGTTAAAACTGTGCTATCAACTTCTGTGTATGATCTAATATCGTCTTTTAAATTTTGAAAAGTATAACTCATTATCTAATTCCTCTGAACATTGGACTAACAAAAGCGTTTTGTCCACCTCCTGTTATATTACCTGATGCGTTATAAGGCAAGGTTACAGTGAAGCCTGTATTAACAGTTTTTGTTGCTGGTTGTGCTCCTGTGTTTTCTGTTCTAGTTGTTATTGTTTGAATTTTTAAACTTGGAAAAACATTCACTCCTGCAGTGTGTGCAGTTGCAGTAGTGCTTGCTGCTGTCTTACCTCTAAATGGAGCATTAGTGCCTCTTGTCAAACCAGTTAGATTTTGTCCACCAGATTTACCTGTATATTTTATAACTTCTCTTTGAATAACTGGAACATAGTCTGTAGCTCCTGCAACAGGTGTAGTTGCACTTTGTATAAAAAAGAAACCTGTGTTAGCAAAATTATTATTACCATCTAAAGTTACAGTTGTATCAGTAGCAGATAAGTTAGATCCTAAAATTTGAAATAAAGGAAATAAATTAGTTCCTAAATTAAAACTTTCAATCGGACTATTACTAGCTGCATTTAAAAATAAAACTTCATCTCCAACTTGAAGATCATGATTTAAAAATTCAACAGTTAATGTTGGACTACCATTTGTAACTGTAAAAGGATCTTTTGGTAAAGCAAGTGCAACTGGTGGCTCAACTCTATCTGGTCTAATATTTCTTAATGCAACACCTTCAGATGAAATAGGTTTTGGTTCTAATTGTGGTTGTTTTGGTTCAAACTCTGTTATGTGAACTAAAGATCCATTCCATTCTCTTACCATTTCATGATAAGGAAACTCCATTCCTGATCTATCTGATATAGCAACTGCTTTTTTTCCTGACGCATATCTTGGCATTATGATCCTGGATAATAAGTTTTTGGTGTTATGTAAGTGCTAGATGCAGAACCATCTTCTGCTAATGCTCTTTGTAATTCATCTTCGTATAATAGTTTCATACCTTGTGTTAGTTGTGGTGCATACTTTTGAGATAAATAATAAGTTAAACCTGAAACCATACATGGTATAAATCTAAATGGTAAATCTGTTGCGTTAGTATAATCTCCAACGTCATCAATTCTTTTTATGTAATATATGTGAACATGTTTTGCTGCATTAGTTGAATCTGGTGTTGGGTAAACATGTATTTCAGTTCTATCTATAAATCTTTCAACCCAATATTGATTAGGTGTACCTTTTGATTTTTTATTTGATAAACCACCATAAGTTGATCTATCAATTTTTGTCATTGGTGTATCTGATTGATCTGTAGAACCAATAGTATTAGATCTTAATTGTGATTCTAAAATATCGCTTACACTAAAAACATTTTCTGCAGCGTTAGAATTATTTTTTGTAGTAGCTTGATCTCCAGCAGTTGTGGCTTCTGCTGATGATCTATATAATTTATACGTATCCTGTCCTTCAACTAAATCAATATTAGTATCTCTTATCTCCCAATAATGAATACCTCTATTACCCCATTCTTGTAAAAGAATATTAAGAGATCTTCTTGAAGATTTTAATTGATAACCTGTTACGTTGTGTATTCCTAAACGCTCAAAAGATTCCTCGACTATTTCATCAATAGTAAAATCTTTGCCGAACGTTGTAGTTCCGGAAGTAGTATTAGCCACAGTTTACCTCCTTAACCAGTATAACCTAAAGTGACCGATCCTGTTCCTGATATAGTAGCATGTACGGTATCTTCAAATCTTATTCCTTCACCAGGAACAAAAATATCTAAACCTTCTGTTCCAAAATGTGAAATGAAAAGTAAATCACCAGAATTGTCTGCACTATTTCTTAATTCAAGTTGACCACTAGCGTGACCTTTAGCTTGAATGTAAGTTATTCTACATGGTCCAATATTAGTTGCACCACCAGCAATAGTTTTAACCTGTCCTGTACCTGTTACTCTTGTAAATCTTTGATCTGACATAGTTCTCCTTAAAATTTATGTGTGGGCCGAAGCCCACACTAAATTATTTATTACGCTTCTTTAGCAAATACACCTTGTACATCAACAATCGTCCAATGTGTTGATGAATTTAAAGATGCACATACTACAAAGTCACCAACTTTTTGAGTAGCTTTTGTATTAATAAGATCTTTGTTATCTGTTAAAGATCCAGCATACAAAATACCATCAGCAGCATTTGGGCTGATAGTCATAGCGTTAGTTCCATCAGGAGCTGTATTTACAAATGTAAATATTCTTCCGATAGAAATTGCAGGTAAAGTAAAAACCATTCCATCAGTAGATGTA